GCTCGTCATGCATCCCGTCCGGCGCGGCCGTGAACCATCCCGCGTCCAGCGCCCCGGCCACCGGCACCGGATCCCCGTCCCAGTCCGCCTCGAACGCCGCCCCCACCGGGGTATCGGTGCCCTCCAGGTAGTGGGACGGGTACTCGATGAACCCTGCGTGGCGGGAGGCTGTGACGGTCACGCCGAGTTTGTCCCGCGCGACCCGCACCACGGCCTGGTGCAGCGGTTCGGCGAAGCGGACGGTGCCGCCGGGGATGTGCCAGCGGCCGGCGCACGGCCCCGAATCGCGGCGGGTCAGGAACACGCCGCGGTGGTCGCGGAGGATGACCTCCACGGTCAGGCGCGGGACGCGGGCGTAGATCGCCTCGAATTCCTCCGTAGTGAGGGGATGGGTCACCGTGCCGCCTTGACCGCAACCCGGTACGCGGCCAGCGCCGCCGGATCGGACTCGAGCCGCCAGTCATGCTGGTCCTGGCTCCCCTTAACGCCTTTGCGGCTGACGTCGAACCACAGGAAGCCGAGCAGATTGCTCGCCTTAACGCCCGCGAACAGGTCCCCGACCTGCGTGGCTGCATCCGGTCCCGGGACCACTGAAGTCTCCGGGATCATCACAGGCTTCCCGGGCGCGGCCTTGCGGATCTCCGCCACCGCGCCGCCGAACAGCTCCGCGAAGTCTTTTTTCCCCGACCAGTCGTAGCCGTCCACGCCTGCGATGTCGACATACTCAGACCCGGGATAGAGCGGCGCGTACGGCTCGGTTCTCCCCGGCGCGGGGATGTTCATCGTCCAGAGCCATGTCACCAGGGATGTCTGGGAATCGATGACGTCGTGGACATGCCGCCACGCCGCGACGAACTGGGCAGGAGTGACGTGCTTGTACCCGTAGGAGAACCAGGACCCGTTGGCTTCGTGATCGAACGACACGATCACTGGCTTCCCGGCCGCCTGGATCGCCCGCCCGAACGCCTTCAGGTACGTGTCGTTGCGGCCCGCAGCAATACCCGTCAGCGACGCGCCGGACGAGTCGATGTTGACCAGCACCACAGCCCCTGCGTTGCTGACCTGTTCCGCGAATGCGGTCCGGTACGGCTCCCACCATCCCGAGTAGTACGACACGATCCCCGGCTTCACGCCGGTTGCCTTCGCGAATGACACCTCGGATGAAAACGATGCGGGCATTCCCTGGCCGGTCATGCCGATAGTCCCGGCGGGAGGAATCCACGGCATGCGGGATGATGACACGGCCTTCGGTGCCTGTGCGGCGGGGCTGCTCCCGCACGCCGCCAGTGCCGTGACTGCGGCCAGAACCGCCGCCGCCTTGATGTGTTTCTTCACGATGCGGTTTCCTCTCGTCAGCCTTGAACTTCACGGCCGGGGAAGAGCAGCCGCAGCGTTACCGCGGCGTTGATCAGCCCCATGACCCCGACCACCGCGAACGGTGCGGCCCCGTACTGCGTGACCCGCCACGCGAGAAGCCCTAGCCACACGGCGCAGGCACCTCCGTTCCATATGCGGATTCCCCACCACATCCGCCGCACGGTCGACACCCCGGACCCGGTTGGCTGCCACGCCATCGTCCGGCCGCGCAGGTAGTCCCAGATCGCCAGCGCGTGCGCCCAGCCCCGCGCTACCGACAGCGGCAGCACGTCCCGGAGCCGGTAATCCGAGTAGTGCCACAGCGGGAACAGTCCGAGGCCGGCGAACATGGCGATCAGGATCGGAACCGAGTTGAGCGGCTTGATGAACGCCGGGTGGAACGCCAGGAGGGCGATGGGGATGAGCGGCACCGCGAACACCGCCGCCGCCGTCGATGCGTAGTAGCAGAACCCGGATACGTACGTCATCCGGGCGCGGTGCGTCATCGGTACCGACCAGAGCCGGGAGGTAAGCACCGTCGACGTCGACCCCGTGCACCATCGGTACTGCTGGCGCGCGAACGCGTCCAGGGTCGACGGGCAGGTGCCCGCGGTCAGCACCACGGGGACGTACTGAAGGTCCCACCCCTCGCGGCGCACATCCAGCCCGGTGTGAACGTCCTCCGCATAGGCGATCAGCGTGGTGCCCCCCTGATCCTCCAGCGATGCGCGCCGGTACACGGCGCATGTCCCCACGCAGATCGACGCCCCAAGCCGGTTCCTGCTCGTCTGGATCGCCCGGTAGAACACCTCCTGGACGGCGCCCGCCGCCCGCTCCACCCATGTCTGCGCTGCGGATGTCCGGAAGAACTGGGGGGTCTGGACGATCGCCACGCGGGAATCATCGAAGTACGGCAGTGTCTCCGCGAGGAAGTCGGGGCGCGGAGCGAAGTCGGCGTCGAGGACGACGAAGAACTCTCCTGACGTCCAGGAGAACGCGGACCGGAGATTCCCGGACTTCTTGTCCTTGCCCCGGTCCAGGCGCACCACGTACCTCAGGCCCGCTTCGCTGGCCAGCGCGCGGGCGCGCGGGTCCGCGCCGTCATCAAGGACCCACGCCGTCGCCGGTCCCGGGTAGGCGCGGACAAGCCCGGCGACGTAATGCCAGGTGTTGGCCAGCAACTCCGGCGGCTCGCCGCAGACGGGAAGGAAGATGTCGACGGACGGCATCTGCCGCGGCCTCCACGCCGCCACCTTGTCCTCGTGCGCCTTGTAGTCGAAGCCGGGCCCGAGGAAGCTCAGCGGCATGGACAGGCCGAACGCGCCGACGGTCAGTAGCACGAACGGGAGGAACTCCCAGTAACCCGTCACGCTCATGAACCCGGCCTGGGAGATCGCGGCGAACGTGAACCCGGTCGTCACGCATATCGTCAGCAGCGGCAGCGAGCGCCACACATAAAGGCGCTTCTCCTCGCCATCAGGGGCAACCGGAAGCGTCAGCAGCGGCCCGGGCGTGCTGCGGTGGCGTCCCGCGGCGGCGCTCACGCGCCCTCCCGGATCCAGATAGTGGCATGCCCCGTAATCCCGGACACCGCATAGGGCGGTTCCGCGGCCACCCGGTAGCCGCCGTAGCGGGCGATGTCCGCCGCGATCCCGTCTGTTGCCCGGAAGTAGAGGACGATCACCGAGAAGTACCGGTGCCGGATCGCGTCCCGGTAGGCAGGGACTCCCGTCAGCCGGTGCCCGGTCGCCGGGTCGGTGTAGCCGAAATACCACAGGTATAGCGCGTTTTGCGACGTCTGCGCCGGCAGGTAGTACTCGGCGACGTTTCCCGCGTCCGGCATGAGCACCGGGCCGTGCGCGTCGGACAGGACCGGCCGCAGCGCCGACATGACCCGTGACGACGATGGCCAGTTCGCGAAGTGGGTCCCGGCTAGCAGGTATCCGGATACCGCGCCTGCTGCTGCTACCGACGCCGCCGTCCGCAGTGCGCGCGAAGCATTCCGCGGGGGCACCGTGCGTGCCAGTGCCGAGAGGGCGAAGCCGGCCGCGATGGCCCCGAACCATGCCCCGTACCCGACGTGCTTGAACAGGCTCGTGAATACCCCGATCCGCGCCTGCTCCGCTGGCGCCAGGAACGACGCGGCTGCAAGTGACCACGCCAGCGCGGTCATCGGCCGGGACCGGAACGTTGCCGTCACGGCTACTGCGCCAAGCACTCCGGTGAGCATCACGACCCCGGCCCACCCGGCTGACACATACAGGATGTCGATCGCCCGGAACGCGCCGTGCGCACGGTCCAGCGTCGTGACCGACAAGCCCTCCCTGTAGGTTGCGCCGCCCGCGATCAGCCCCGCCGTGGCAAAGCCCCCGGCCAGCCCGGCGACAATGACCCCCGACCGCCACGCCGCTGCCGCCCCCCGGTGTTCCCGCGCGGCGAAAACAGCGATCGCTATGACCACGGGGACAAACAAGGCCGATGCATACTTGGCCGCCACCGCCAGTGCCAGCGCAGCCGCGCACGCCGGCAGCAGCACGGCACGATCCGCAGCCCCTGTCGTCGCCCCCCGTGCCGCACACCACGCGGCGAACGCCAGGAGCATCAGCGCCATCGCATCGTAAGTGGCGAACGCCCCGAGAAACTGCGCCGCCCCCAGCCCCGCGAACAGCGCCGCGCTGAACAGCGCCGCACGCCTGTCCCCGAACAGCCGTACTGACGTGGAGTAAAGGAAGCCGGTCGCGCCGAGCATGAATCCCAGCGACAGCAAGCGCGCCCCGGCGAGACCGCCGATGCTGTCGGCTAGTGCGCCGACAGGCGGATAGACCACGGGAGAGCCAGAGAAGTATGTCGCAAACGCGGGGACCGGGGTCCCGTGCAGCCAGTGCGCCCACTCCAGGTGACCGGCCCACAGGTAGAGCGCCTCATCAGTGAACGCCGTGTTCGACCAGATCAGCCTTAGTGACAGCGCCGCCTGAACGACCAGGATCAGTCCCAGCGCCACCGCGGACCGGCTGACCCGGTGAATCCCCGTCCTGAACACGCCCCGGTGCAAGAACGGGGACGGCACGGGGGCGTCGTCAAGCCGCTGCGTCTCACCCAGCGCCTCCAGTACCGCGAGCGAGTCAAGCTGGTCCCCGGTCACCGGTCCCGTGTACGGCACGTCCGGCACCGGCGTCACCCGTCCCCGCCGCACCAGCTCCGCCAGTTCCTCATGCGGGCCGAGGGCGATCTGCTCCCCGGTCGCCGGGAAGTCGTCGTCCCGCGCGGCACGGAAGCCGTTCGGCAGCGTCGGGGCGCTCACGACGCGGCCCCCTTCCGCATGCAAGCGGTCAGGTAGCAATGGATGCCCCAGTGGCTGACGTGCTGCGGAGCGACGCCGGACTCTTCCCATTCGGCGTCAAGCAGCTTGAAGAACTCGTCATCAGCGGTGCACCCGCCTTCCGGCTCTCCCGCGAAGATCAGCAGGTCACCGTCGTAGCAGGCCAGGGACTGCGCTGCCCACGGCTCCGCGTACGACGGCCAGCACAGGAACAGTGCCCGGTCAGGGTGCAGCCGTGCCGCGCCGTGGTCGTCGCGAAGCACCGTGGCCCACTGGCGGCACGCGAATTTGTTGTTCCCCGTCTCAGCGGGGTCATAGGCGACGGCATCGATCCCGGCCTGCTCCATCTGCCATGCCCAGTAGCCGCTGCCGGCCCCCGTCTCCACGACGCCCTTCCCGCCGAGGATGTCCCGCATCCACGCGATATCCCCTGGCGACGGAATCGACCAGGAGAACGTCCGGCAGAGGGAGAACCGGTCAGCGAAGACGCGGAGATCGTTCCCCGGCGTGCCCGTGAACAGGTGCGTCATAGGCTCGGGCCGCGTTTCCCGCGGGAACGGTATGTCCGACAGCGGGAGCTGGCGGATGATTTCCCAGTACGGGTTCCGGGTCCCGACCGGGACTTCCTGATCCCATTTGCCGCCGGCGATCCTGGCGGGGATGTTGCGCGAGTAGTGGTCCGGTTCCGGATCCTGCCACCACGCGGCGAGTTCCGCTAGCAGGGCATCCGCGTCGACGGGGTCCGCGTTCCATCCGGCCGCGCTCACCGGTCACCGCCCCGCGCCGCGAGGACGATGAGCACGATCACGACGACCCCGGCGGCAGCAGTGAAGAAGATCCGCATCACCGCTCCAGCGCGTCAGCAACCGGGGCGACGACCGCGCTGAACTCGGCGGCCAGCACGCTGACCGCCTCACGGGCCGTCTCCTCGACCTCGCCGGGCCGGCGGTACGCGCCAGGCGCATCCGGGAGCCGCCCCAGCGGCACCGCGAACACCAGGCGCACCGACGAGAGGGCATAGCAGTTGCCCCGGGTCACCTCGTCAGCCCACGGCTCGCGCGGGCAGTCCGCGTCGCTGCCGAACGAGTGCTCGCGCGGCCACGGGTGCCACGACTCACCGAGCTGGTAGCGGCGGTCCCGCAGGCCCTGCGGCCACGGGGACGCCAGCTCCACCGCGGCGATGAGCCCGGGGCCGCCGTTATCGTCGAGGCTGAGCCGCACGTCCAGGACCGGCGCGTGCCAGTCCGCGTACGGGGGCGACATCACCGGGCCGGTCGCGCAGGACCAGGCCAGTTTCGCGAACCGCTCCCTCAGCCGGTCCTCGAACGTCCCGTCCCACAGCTCGGCGAAGCCGCCCGGGATCCGGTCGCGGACGTAATGGCCGTACCGCGAGACCCCGTCCGAGGCGGACAGGCGGTCACCTTCGCGGTCGACCGTGAACAAGGCCGTCATGACTGCCTCGCAGCGGCAGTGATGGCCATTGGCCGTGATATTTCCGGCGCTCCCGGCGCAGGGGTATCCATGGACTCGCACCTTTCGGGGGTTGCGGCCGCCCGTCCGGGCGGCGCGGGACAGGGGTTCGGGGGGTTATGCGGCGGAGTGCTTGCGGCCTGCGTCGCCGGATGCTTCGCCGTACTGCTCGGTCTCAAGCTCGCTGACGTACCGCTCGCACTCGGCGAGCGAGATGCGCCGCACCTGCGGGGCCAGCTCGAGCTTGCGGATCTTCCCCTGGCGCATGAGCCGGTAGAGCTGCGAGATGGAAACGCCGATCTTGCGGCGCGCCTCGTCGTAGGTCAGCAGCAGCGACCCGTCCGGGGTGTCACCCGCGTCCGTCATCGGCTTCTCCTGTCGTGATAGCCAGATCGCATCACCTGTGATGCCGGCGTGCGTTCACACGGTACTGCCAACGACAGCCAATAGCAACCTGCGATTGCCAGTGACTCTCAACTGCTATACGGTGACGGCGTGACATCAGGGCGGGAAAGCGGTGACGAGTGGTTCGGCGCGAACCTCCGCGCCGGGAGAGACCGGCTGGGCATCGGCCAGCGCGAGCTGGCACGCCTCATGACCGAGGACGGCCATGCGTGGTTCCAGTCGACCGTCGCCCGCGCCGAGGCCGGCCGCCAGGCGGTGCGCGTCATGGAAGCCGCGTCGCTGGCCCGCATCCTCGCGACCACGGTCGACATGCTGACCAGGCCCCCGCCCGAGACCGCGGCACTCATGATGGCCGACCACGCTCTCGGGCGCCTGCACTCGGGCCGCGCGCAGGTGATCCGGTCGGTCGCGGCATACCTGCGCGCCAGGGACGGCGCCGTACGGGCGGTCAGTGCCGCGCAGGACAGCCCGTACGAGAGCGTCCGCGGCCAGGCCGCCGAGCTGGCCGCCGAGCTCGGCGAGGGCGGCCTCGACGAGGCGGTAGAGGACGGCATCTGGAAGTACGAGCACCCCGAGGGGGCCGAAGACGATGACGGAGACGGGACCGGGACCGAAGCGGACACGGAAAGCGAACCTGGAGTCGTGGGTCAGCCAGGTCCCGAATGACCGCGGCTACTACGAGGCCAAGGTCTGGATGGGGATCAAGCCTGACGGGAAACCGGACCGCCGCCACCTCCAGCGCAAGTCCCTCCCTCAACTCAGGAAGGCGGTCCGCGTACTGGAGAACAGGCGCGACGCAGGCCAGGGCGGGAAACCCGGCAAGCTCCCCACCGTGGAGGAGATGCTCACCCGGCACCTGGCCGTCGTCCTGCCGGCCAAAGGGCGCGCCCCGCGCACGATCTCCGACTACTGGTCGAAGTGCCGCAACGACATCTTCCCCCGGTGGGGCGGCTGCCGCATCGACCGGCTGCTCCCCGAGTGGCTCGAGGACGGCTACGCCGACATGCTCGCCGCAGGCCACGCACCCTCGCACGTCGTCAAGGTCCACGTCATCCTCAGCTCCGCCTATAAGGTCCAGGCTGAGCGCTCCCAGAAGTACGGCCTCGCCGGCGGGACGGTCATCGTGAACCCGTGCGACTATGTCGACCCCCCCGAGCTGTCGGCGACAGAGAAGAAATCACTGACCAAGAGGCAGGCGCGGGCCGTCCTCGCCCAGGCGGAGAAAAGCGGGAACTGGCTCCGGTGGGCCTATGGCATGTCGGTCGGCAACCGGCAGGGCGAGGTACTCGGGCTCCGCTGGGAGTACATGAACATCGACGTTCCCGAGGGAGAGCCCGGCGAGGCGAGGATCTCCTGGCAGCTCCAGCGGCTCACCTGGGAGCACGGCTGCGCTGACGAGACGGAGAAGGCGCTGCGGAAGAAGGGGGCGGCCAGGGCCGAGACCGATAAGGCCGCGGCGAAACGGCGCCACGAGTGCGCGGCAAAGCACTGCAAGAAGAAACCGTGCCCGGCCAGGTGCAAGAAGCACACCAGGGCGTGCCCGTCGCCGTGCCCGGATGACTGCGAAAGCCACGCCCGCGACTGCCCGGACCGCAAGCTCCCGCAGGGCTGCGTCCCGGTGTCCGGTGCCCTCGTGCTGCGCGAGATCAAGGAGAAGCGCCGCGCCAGGGTCAAGACCGTCCCCATCCCCCCCGAGCTGTGCGCGCCGTTCCGTGAGCACCGGGAGAAGCAGTTCGAGGCGAAGATGCTCGCCGGATCCGAGTGGACGGAGCACGACCTCGTCTTCACCCGGTGGAACGGGAGCCCGGTCGACCCGCGGCAGGACTGGGAGGAGTGGAAGCGGCTGCAGGAGGCCTCGGGCGTCGCGCACCGCGGCGTCCACGGCACCCGGCACACCGCCGCGACCCTCGCCGTCGATGAAGGGGTCGCGATCACGGTCGTCAAGGAGATGCTCGGCCACTCCGACATCCGCGTCACGGAGGGTTACATCGAGACTGCGTCGCCTCAGGCGCAGCGGGCGGCGCGGACGATCGGGAAGGCTCTTTTCGGGAGGGACTCGGGGACGTGAAAGCGCTCGCCAAGGACGGCCGGCGCCGGTCGCGTTCGAACGCGTCTAGGAGCTAGATAGCCGGGCCGATTTTCAAAACTGGTCCCAGAACTGGTCCCATCCGCCGATCCGCGAAGATCGCAACATGGGCCTGACCTGTGAGCCGCCTATCGGAATCGAACCGATGACCTACGCATTACGAGTTCGCGGTAACCCGCATTCAGGGGCGTTCAACAGCATCCGGTCACGCCGTTTCACCTGCTCAGATAGCCGTTGCAATTCGCTGGACGCGGTTGCGACTGTCCCCAGAATTGTCCCCACGGCATGCGCGGTCCCGTTCGAACGCCCCGCGCGGCTCCATCGCCCGCTCGAGCGCGGGCGGCGGCACGGGACAGTATTACCCCGCGCGCTGTACGGTCAGCACATGACGACGATCGACCTGCGCACGCTCGGTCTCGTCGCCCGGCTCGCGGACCAGAGCCTCGCGGGGAGCCTGCTCGCGTGGCGGGACAGGATGGTGGCCGCGTTCGGCGTGCCGGAGGGCGCGGTGGCGTTCATCGTCCCGGCCTGGGCGCTGACCGGCGTGACTCATCTCGCCGGGTCCCCGGTAGTTCACAGCGGGGACGTGTCCGTGCCGGTGGCGGCTCTCGCGCCGGACGGGCCGTCCGGTGTCGCGATGATGAGTTAAAGATGTCGCCGAGGGGGAAGCGCCGGAATCCCGGAGGTGCCGGGCGGCACCGCGCCGGGCGGGTAGGCGCTGTCCGGCAGCGGCGGGAGCGGCTCGCCCGGTCGTGCGCTGCGCATCGCGGCTTCCTGTTCTTCGCGCATCCTGCGCAGGCGCGGCGACGGGCCGAGGGTGAGGTAGCCGAAGCCGCGGGTGAGCCAGTGCCACATGACCTAAGCGGACGGGGGCGGGGCGCGGCGTCGGGTGATCAGCCCCCCTGCGTGAAGTTATTGCCGGGCATCCGCCGGTCCCGTCCGGCGGCTGACCTTCCGCCGGGCTGTCCGCGCCGTGCCTGGCGCCGGGCGTGCATACGGTCTTGGCGGGCGGGTTTAGCCCGGTGCGCTGTGCTCGGGCTGGCCTCTCCGTCCCGAGGTCCGGTGCTTGCCCTGCGGTTCCCGCGCTGTCCGTAGCCCCTCCCGGTGTCATCCGGTACTCACTGCGGCTTGCGGCTAGGATAGCGCGGTGCCGGGCCAGTCGCGGCGCGCCCGGCATCGCTTCGCGGTGTGCGGGGGAACAGGGTCTCGTTACGGTTTCGAGCACCGGCCAGCACGTGTCCGCCGCGAGCGGGGGCTGAACACCCATCCCTTAGCGTTCCCCCTGGTGGGATCCTTGACCCGGTGGCCCTGCGCCCGGAATCGCTGGCAACTGCGCAGGCTGCCTGGATTAGCTTTCACCAGCGCGCGTTCCGGGCGGTGGTGACTAGTACAGCCACCGGTTCGTGGCGCGAGCGGGATTTGAACCCGCGACCTACAGGTTATGAGCCTGCCGAGCTGCCGAACTGCTCTACCGCGCTGCTCTGAAGTTTAGCGCCCGAGAGGGCCGCAGGCACGCGCTCGTCGCACGGGTCGCCGGTCGGGTCTCCCGGCTGCCAGCCGTACAGGCCGCAGTCCGGGCAGCGGACGTTGCCCCATCGTCTCCGGAGGCGTCGTTCGGCAGCCTCGGACGCGTCACCGTACCCGGACGGGAGCGGGAAGTCGTGGACCTCGTTCGGGCAGTCGTCGCGCGGGCCTGAGCGCATGTCGCTCAGGCACAGGTGGATGCGGGGACCGACGAGTCTCGGCTTACGCGGGCGGTCGCCTGGGTGAACGGCGATGGAGTCCGGCTCAGCCATGCTGGCCGCCGTACAGGGTTCCCTCGTTCAGCCTGCGCCAGACCTCCAGCGCTTCCTCCCGCAGCGTCATCCCCGGCGTCTCGGTGCTCCCGCCGTGGCAGGTGCAGCGGCCCTCATGGTGGGCGAGTCCCCCGGCCACCTCACGGAACATGCATTCCATGTGGGCGTGGCAGATCTGCGGCGGGCCGTCCGCCTTCATGAGCGGCATCGCCTTACCGGAGTCGCCTGCGGCTTCGTCGAACGGCTCGCCGCAGTACAGGCAGGACTCGCCGGCAGGGAAAGGCTTGCGCATGTCCTCGCGGAGCTGGCCGCTCTCGTTGTAGCACTCGTAGGACCACCAGGGCTCGCCGAACCAGCCGTGGCTGGCGCGGCGGACCTCAGCGGGGATGTCGTCGCAGGGAGTTGTCACGGCTTTCTCGCCTTCCGCTCATCACGCAGCTTGATCCCGTGCGACTCGATCTCATCAAGGATGTCCTGCTCGGTGCGCCCGTAGTGGATGACGACCTCGACTTGCGGCAGTCCGAGCTGCGCCATCTGCCCGGCGCTGATCCTGATGGGCTCGCCGGCTGCCAGGCGAGTGACGTTCTCCCCGGACAGTCCGAGGAACAGCATCGGCAGCCCGAGACCCGTCTTGAGCGCGGCCTTGATCATCGGCCGCCCTCCGCTTCAGTGCTCACGCCCGCCATCCTCCCGCACCTCTTCCCATGGTCTTGTGGTGATCGTCCGCGAGACGACCACGGCTACGGTGGACGGTGAGAGCGCCCGGACTTCATCCCGCACCTGCCGCGCCTCGGCCTTGTCCCGGTACTGCTGGACGTACGGAGGCCTGCCAGGGTCGGTGAACTTCACGCCCCACTCGGGGACGACCGCCGTGTCCTTTGCGACCGCGTTGAGGACGGCGGCGATTGCGGCATCGAGCTTCTCGGCGTTGCTGCCCGCCGACGCGAAGAAGGCCGCTGCGGCGATCACGCGGAGGTCGGCGGGGATCGTGGCGGGGCGGATCGGGTCAGGCATCGTCGCTCCCTGGCATCAGCGCGGCGTCCTCACGGTCGCGGTACGCCTGCCATAGTGTCCGCTCCCCGTCGACATGCAGGTACGGGAGCATGACCTCATCAATCGTCGCCATCTGCGCGGCGATCAGCGCGAGGTTGGCTTCGAGCCAGTCCTTGACGACGCGCCAGGCCACGTTAGCCGCATGCTCGCGGCCCCCGAGTTTGTTCAGCTGGGACCGGGACAGGTGCGGCGGGTTCTCGCGAAGCATCCTGGCCAGGACCGCCTGCGCGCCGGTGACGTTCACCGGGAGGGTGAACGACCGGACGCCGTGCGGTGTCTTCAGCGAGAACGACAGGCCCGCTGGCCTCCCGTCCTCGAAGTGGATCGCGACGGACGAGGCTCCCGCCGCGCCGAGGATCGCCTGGCATTCCCCGGCCGTCTGGGCGACCGGGATCGTCGTCGTGTAGTTCATGGGCCTTCCGCTAGCCGTCATCGCCATCACTCCCTTGGCCTTGTCGATGAGCCCTTTCACTTCCGCGGGGATCGCAGCGTGGCAGATCAGGCATCGTTGCTCCCGTTGGCTATGTCTAGCAGGACGCGAGCATGACAGAAGTCCGGCTCACCTTCGGCCGGGAGCTTGCACCAGCACGCGAGGTCGTATCCCGCGAGATCCACCCTGGCTCGTTCCATCAGGCCGGGACGGTCGTTCAGCCACAGCCGGAACGCCGCCGTGGCGACTGCCGGAGTCGCGGGTGCAGCGATGTCGTAGAGCTTGCCGGACACGTCCGCGCCCGTGACTTCGCCTATTGCCGCGTCCAGGTAGGGGCGCAGCGGGTGCTGGCGGTGCAGCATCAGCCTGAGCCGGAACCTGTTCGCGAACGGCGAGCCGGGCAGCCCAGGTCCGGGGCGGCCGACGTAGCGTGCACCATCCGGGATCCGGGGATGGAACAGGTCACCTCCGACGCAGACCCTGCGTCGTTCACCCATCGCGGCGAAATCAGGCATTGCCGGCCTCTCCTCCGAGGAGTGCCTTCGCCGCGATCGTGTAGGTATTGCACGGCCAGTCCTCCGCATCTGTCGGGTCGATCAGGTTCTCCCGGCACCACTCGCAGGCGAAACCCTCAGGCTGGCACAGGCACAGGCTGTCCCCGTTGCCGGCCTCGTCGTGGCAGCCCGCGTCGAAGTCGTGACCGCAGTCGCAGGGCTTGTCGCGCGGCCCGGCGGCGTACAGCGGCACCGGCTTGTGGTCTTCGAGGAGAGCAATGATCGTCTCTACGAGGCGGGGAACCTGCCAGCGGCTGGGATGCGCTTTGGTCGCGGCGAGCTCTGCACGCACCGGGTCGTCATCCGTCATCGGCCGACCTCCTCATCATCTACCTCGGTTCCAGGGAGGACGCGCCCCTCATCTCCAGCATCCAGCGCGCACCGGTGACAAGTTGCCGGGTCACCGGGGATGAAATCCGGATGACTGTGACCGGCCTCGGGGACCGGCGGTTCAAGCCCCAGGCCGGCCGCCGCCGCGAACGCCTGCGCCACGGCGCGTTTATGCGCACGGCCGAAACCGCCCAGCGCGAACTGGTCCTCCCCCAGCGCCACGGCGAAGTCGAGGATGCGCAGCTCTGAAGAGGACGCGGGCAGCGGCCGGTCCTGGCCTTTGCGCCGGTAGCCGCGGTCGATGAACTCGCGGGCCTCCTCCCAGTTGATGCGGGCGATAAGGCCGGGCGCGTACTGGGTGATACATGCGGACTTGAAGTCAGGGCGGCGCAGCCATGTCTCGTGCCAGATCAGCAGTTCGACGGCTGCCCGCTCGTGGTCTGTCCTGCCGCGCGCCCAGCCCCGGAGGCCCTTGGCGAGATCCTCGGGGCCGATCTCGGCCACCTTGTTGTTGTCCATCGCTAGTCCTCTTCCGCCGTCAGAACGGCGCTTCGCAGTCGCATTTGCCGCCGTCATGGTCTTCGGCCAGGTGCTTCTCCAGGTGCGCCGCCCATGCCGCGTCGATCTCAGCCTGAGACGGGGGCGGGCAGTCGCATGCCGCCCCGGCATGGATCTCCTCGCAGTGGTTCGCGTACAAGATCGCGTCCCAGTCGGGCTCGCGGGGCTCGCGCTGGGTGCCGTCCGGGTTGATGTAACCCATCGCCACGCTGTCTTTGTATTCCTCGTAGCGGTCATCGCCGTCATCGTCGTAACCGGTGCTCACCGTTCACTCCTCTCCCTCCATGACGGTCAGCTCAGCGACCGCCTCTTCAACGGTCGCGCGGATCATGAAGACCCTCTCCAGCCCGCTGGCGGCGAACATGGCCGCCAGGTGCGAGCCCTCCCGTATCACCAGGGTGACCCCTCCGTCATGCCTGCGGGCGCGGCTGAGCGCCCCGACGATGACGCCGAGGCCGATGGAGTCCGCGTACGGGACAGCTGACAGGTCCAGGACGAGGAAGTGCCGGCCTGCGGCTATCAGGCTGATGGTCAGGGTCCGGAGGGCCGGGGCGGTTCCGGCGTCGAGGTCCCCCCGGACGGTGATGACCTCTGCGGGGCCGGAGGGGTAGTGGGTGGGGGCGGTCACGGCGCGCATTTCTCGCCATCCTCGATGCACATGCAGCCATCGAGGTCGTCCTCGTCGTTGTGTACCCAGCCGTCCCAGGTCTGCTTGATCTCGTGCGAGCAGGTGAAGCACCACTTATCGGTCCACATCGGCTCTCCCCTCGGGCCTCATGTCGCTATCCACCTGGTCGCCGCGCGCCCTGCGGGCGACCCCGCCACCTTCTCGGCCCCCCTTCGCGGCTGCCTCCTGCTCGCCGAGCGCAGCCTCAAGCGTCATGCCGTGCTCCAACTCGTTCATCCGGGCCAGCGTGTAGCGGGCGTGCTTCTCCCGCGCCTTCGCGTCGCGGTAGGCCTTCGCGCCGAGCGCGAACTCGCTCGCCGACGCGCCCGCGAGAACGAGGGCGTCCATCTCGGAGCGGATCGAGTCCCACCAGCGGCGGGGCACTGCATCGCCGGGCAGCTCCGGAGCGGGCGTCTCGGCAGTCACCGCGACCGCCTCCTTCCGCCACGCTTGCCAACGGGGGCCGACACGCCGAGGCGGCCGATCCCGTCCCTTGTGCTGGCACCCACCCAGGTACGGCCTTTGCCGAGGGGGACGGAGACACGGAAGCGGAACGGGCCGAAGCCGAAGGACTGGGAGATGCGGAGGCGAGGTGCCATGAGTCAGCCCTCCTTTGTCTCGGGCGCGAACGTGCGGACCGGCACGAAGCCGGGAGCGGCGAAGTCCTCCAGCTCGGGATTGGAGCAACTGGAGCCGTTCCAGTAGACGCGGGGCGCGAACAGGTGCTTGCGCTCATAGGCGTCAAGGTTGTCGATGCCGTGCGTGTCCAGGCGGACAGACGCTCCGGTGACCTCATGGCGGAAGGTGAATCCCCATCGCCCGTCGCCGTGGTCCTCGCCGCCATCCAGCAGCGTGACGCCGGTCAGCCCCTCGGCGTGCATCGCGGCGAGCCACTCCTCTGCCGTGGCGCGGGCCGTGGCGTACGTGTTCGCCCACCCGTCACCCGGTTCCCCGATGCGGGAGCCGGGGTTGATGATCACCGCAGTCACCGGTCAGCCCTCCAGCATCCGCTTGCGCCACGCGATGATCCGGTGCGCGTGCCGCAATGCCCGGGGTTGCCCCTCAGGAACGCCGGCGTCTCGTCGTAGCCGACTCGCTGGAATGCCGCCGCATCGCGGGCCTCGGACGGCAGGTGGCCGCGGGCTTCGTACCATTCGACGAGACTGTCGCGCGGTGTCTCGCCGTCCTCGTCGCCGCCATCGCCGTCCTCTGCCATCTCCTGCTCGCAGGCGATGATGGCCGCTTCCGCGTCGTCGAGGATCTTGCGGAGGGCCGGGAACTGGTCCCGTTCGATCTGCACCGAGGGCAGTTCCAGGGTCGTGTAGTCACGGCGGACCGTGACCTCGGTTCCCTCGAAGTCGGTCAGGGTGCCGATCTTGACGTGGGCGTTCGGGTCGGAGTTGGTCATGGTCAGTTCTGCCTTTCCTGCCGGGCCAGCCGCTCGCCCTCGTCGTCGAGCTGGCCGGGTGAGGTTGCGGTGATGCCTGCGGCGGTCGCGGCGGCACGGAGGGGGGCGAGGGGGTCGGGCCGCTCGGCGTCCACCTCGTCCTGGCAGGCGTCGCAGATCAGCTCTCCGGGCTCGTCCATGTCGTTGGCGAGCCTCGGGTACTGGCCGGGCTCGTACATCAGGTCGAACGTCTTGCGGCAGAGTCCGCAGGTGTCCGAGATGCCGGTACCGGGACCCTGGTAGGCGGGAACGCTGAGGTCGGTAACTGTCAAGGTCATTGTCAGGCCGCCTTCGTCATCGAGCGGCGGACCCGCCGCGCCGGGATCGCCATGAGCCGCACCGCGCCGATGTGCGCGCAGGGCTTGACGGTCGCGCTGGACCGGCGGACACCCCACGGGCAGGTGCAGATGCCGGACTCGTGGATCTTGTAGGTCCGGTCACCGGAGGGGACCAGCCACACGCCGGGACGGGCTGAGCGGATGACGGCCTTGTCGGCGACGAGATCCAGTGCCTTCTCCCGCTGCGTGTCGTTCAGGCCGTCGAGGGCGTGCTCGCGGGCCTCTCGGCGGATGCGGGCGCGGCAGCCGGGGCCGTAGCCCGCGGCGACCGATCCGGCGGACCGGATTTTCCGGCCGCAGCGCAGGCACCTGGCCTCGTGGCTGGCGGTGGTACCGGTGGTCATCGCTGCCCTCCCCTTGTCGTTTCTGTACTTACACTTTAGCATGTAAGTGTAAGTACAAGTCAAGGGGTGATGATGGATTCCCGTAAGTACACGTGCGATAATCAGCCGGTGCCCAGACCGCCGACAGGCAAGACGCCCAACCGCAACCTCCGCGTCGTCGACGAGGTATGGAAGCCGGCGCTCGCCAGTGCCAAGACCCAAGGGCAGACCATCACCGACGTGATCACGCAGTTCCTGCGCTGGTACCTGCGGCATCCCGGTGCGAAGCTCCCCGAGCGCCCTCCACGTCAGCCTCCCGCCGCCTAGCCCGTTCACGCCTGCCCGCGCTCCCCGCTCACGGCCTGAACGACCCGTCGGGCACGACCTCGGCAAGCTTCCGCGCCTCCCGCCCCCGCTCGCACTGCCTGCGCCACGCCAGGTCCTCGATGCTCATCGACGGCGGCCGGGTCTTCTCCTCGGCGCGGACGAGGACCTCTTCCAGCGTCTCGCCGCCGAAGCTCCTGCCGCAGAACGGGTTGCCGAACTGGCCACGCGGCCACCACAGGACCAGCGGGCCGTCGCCGCCCTGGTGGATGCGGGCGACTCCCCGCGCGTTCAGGCGCCGCCATGCACGGTCGGCGGGAGTCACGGAGCACTTCCGCACTCGGCGCACAGCCAGCAGCCGTCACCATCGGCGCGGATCTGGTCACCGGCCTTGATGTCCTCCCAGCACCCGGAGCACATGCCGGGATGGCCCGCAGTGATCCAGGGACCGTAAACGCCGGGTTCGGCGGACTCCTTCTCAAGCCTCTTCTCCGCTCCGGTGCAGTGGCCGCACTGATCTACCAGGAGGTCTGTGAGGTCGCAGCGCACCGTCATGCCGCCTCCCCATCCCGGCCGCACGCAAGCGCCTTGAAGATGCCGGGGAATTCCAGGTGCCAGTGGAAGAACTGGTGCTGCCGTTTCAGGTCCGCGAGAACGGCTTCAGCTTCCGGGGACAGCTGCCCTCCGGCGGCGATGTGCAGGAGCGTCCCCGTGGTCACGGGCTCGGCGTTCCCGTCGTGAGGCCACATGAATGCCGCGCACCATGCGTCGGCGACACGCTTGGCGAGTCGCACCGGGGCCGCGTCCTCGAGTATCCGGTGCGCTATCGCCGGAGTAGGAGCGGCGAGCGCGCAAGCGCGTGCCTCGTCCATCCTTGCCGGCGCGTCCATGGCGGCCGGCAGCCCGTTCAGCATCGCCTGCCGCTCTGCCTTGTTCTTGCGCCGCGCTGCCGTGACGAGCTCCCGGCGGTCCCCTCCGATGACCGTGTACGCCTTGTCGGGGATGCCCTTGGCCAGCAGCGCGGGCGTGGACCCGATCAGGGCATTGCCGCACTTGACGTGATGCCCCAGGTACGGGCTGGGGAGCCCGGGAACGTAGGCTTCGGCGGCCAGGACCAGGCGGGTGAGGTCGACCGTAAGCGGATTCAGGTCGACGGCGTGGATCAGCTCCGTAATCACGTCGCGCCGGGCTCTGGGAAGTTCTTCTTCGATGCTGCGGTCGTGGCCTGCCCGGAACATCGCGAGGTGCCAGGCGATGAGGCGGGCTGCCCGGAGCGGGAAGATCCCGGCCCCGCACGCCGGGTCGCAGACAGTCAGCTCCTGGAACGCTTCTTCCGGGGTGCCCGGCATTATCCGGGGGGCCGTATATCGCGTTCCGTTGCCGCTGCTCACCAGCGGCGCGTCGCGGACGCCGCCGTCGGCGGTCAGCGCCTCCAGGATCTGCGGCAAGAGGGTGGTCTGGAGCAGACGGTCGACTAGCTCGGGGTTGGTGTAGAAGGAGCCGGTCTTCTTCCGGAGGTAGCGGGTTCCCAGGTCACTGCACACTGCCCCGGCAGCCGCCGCCTCCGTGACGCAGCACCTGGTGTCGTGCGCCGCACACCAGTGGCGCCCGGCGAAGTCGATGCCCCGCGGGCAGGTGGCCAGGACTGCCAGCACCCGGGCCATCGCTGTCAGCACCGCTTCCCCGTCGCTGGTCTCACCGAAAATGGCCTTGTCGGCGGAGCACGCGATGATGTCGGCATCTCCGCTGAGATCATCCGCTGACACGCCGGACGCTGTGGCCTTCTCCACGGCCGCTTCCAGGCGCTCGCCGAAGTCCTCGCGGATGGCGATCAGGTCGGGGTCTCCGGCGCTGGCAAGAGGGTCGTCTGCTAGCCGGAGGACAAGCAGCTGACCGCGTGGTTCGCTCACAGGAGCCCTCCAGCCATTGTCAGGTCATCGATGAGCGGCGGAACGTCCAGAGGCTCCCCGTGGATGTCCCTGAGCCAGGTGACTTCGACGGAGCTGGTCCGGGAGCTGAACCGCGGGTGTCCCGGCGGGCGCATCACCAGCTCACCGTCGTCGCGGACGCCGGCGTCCCAGTGCACCTCGGCAGCGATCGACGGGATGCGGCGCTCCTTGCCGAACTGGCGTCGCTGAAGTTCCCGCGGCGTCGGCGGATCCTCATGGTCGGTCTCCTTGTGCAGGAACGGCAGGCAGCGGCCCTTCAGGCCCCGTTCCCACGCCTCGACGTTCACCTGCTCGGGCAGGTATCCGCAGTAGTCCCCGGCACGCTCCTGCGCGGCCCGCGCCTCGGCCCCGGTGCAGTGGCCGCACTGCTCGACGAGGAGGTCAGTAAGGTCGCAGCGCTCAGCCATCACAGGAGTCCCGTCGTCGAGACTGTCGTGACCCTGCGCGGCAGTTCCGTCTTCTCGTCGCCCCACTCGCCGCATTCGCCGTTATGCGCCCGGTAGCAGCCGTTACGCTGCCACGACTCCGCTGGGCAGGTGCACCATCCGGGCTGGCCAGGGCAGCGCGGGCAGCCGGGGTGCGGGCAGGCGCACCAGTGCTGCCCGGCGAACGTGACTCCGCCGGGCTGGCAGGCCAGCACCGCGAGCCCGCGGGCGAGGAAGTTGAAGACCTCGCCGGGGCTGTACGTCGCCTGGCCGCGAGCACAGACGGGGCACCTGCTCGCGGCACGATCCTCGGCGGTGACGGCAGGCGGGTGCGCCTCATGCGCGGCCAACTCCTTAGCGCCGTGGCCGAACCTGACCGACGAACCGTACTGGAGGGTGTCACCCTGGCTCCCGACCGCGCTGCTGCACGTCTTCGCGATCTGCTGCCGGATTTCAGCGGGCAGCCCCCGGACCTCCTCGATGTACAGCGGGACGATCGCCTCCAGGCTGCCGGTGAGCACGTCGTCATTCACGCAGATTCCCCTTCCCTGTGCGCTTTCGCCGCGTACCGCGCCCGGTTGTAGGCGTTGTGCGCCTCGCGGCACCCGCACCCCTCCGTGGACTCCCCGCGCTTCTGGTGCGCCCAGTAGCCCTTTTTCGTCCCGCACGGGGGACGGGTGCCCTCGCGGGGCGCGCGGGAGAACACGCGCTTGTCGAGCCGCCACATCCGGGACGGCTCCTCCCCCTCATGCCAGAGGGCGAAGAACGCCTTGCGGGCGCGGCTGATCAGGGCCGTGAATGTGTCCGGCGTGATCCCGGCCATCTCCGCCGCGAGTGCGTAATCCCCTGTCGCGGCCAGGGCGTTGAACGCATCCCGCTGCCGGGGCGTCAGGGCCTTCATGATCTGGGTGACCGCGAGGCCATCCGTCAGCTGATCCTCCGGGGACCGGGCCACGCCGGCATGCTGGTACCAGTACACGGCGAACCTGGAGCCGTCGTTGGCCGAGTCGGTGCGGGCGCCCCGGTGGCGCATCTGGTCCCGCACCTCACGGGCCACGGCGAGCCGTCCGGCTTCCAGGAGATCCCGTTCGCGGGGCGGCTCCTTCGCGGCGCACAGGTGCTCAGCGATGCCTTCCCATGCGGTGTCGTGCTGGTCGCCGCGGTCGCCTGCCGGCCACCAGTGCAGGTTGTTGCGCACGACCCGGGCTGCGAGATCATCCAAGGCGGCCAGCGTGTAGCCATGCAGCGGGTCGCGAGCGCCGTTGCATGCCGGTTCCGGGCCTGCGGCCTGCGCCGGCAACGGGTAATACGTGAGCTGCCTGCTGTACCTGCTCACGAGACCGGCCTCCGGATGGCCGCCGCTGCGATCCTCTCCTCGACCCTGGTGCAATGACCGCACTCGGTGACGATCAGGTCGGTGAGGTCACAGCGGTCAGCCATCAGGCAGCCTTCCGTGCCTTGCGGCGCTCCGATTGCGCGGCCTGGCATTCCGCGCAGTTCTCGCGGCGACGCCAGTGCCGGAAATACGCCGCCTCCGTCCCGCACGGGCGAAGAACCCGCGACGACTCGCCGCTCACCGGACCCCGCACCAGGCTGGCGGGCGGTTCGGTGCCCTCATGCCACAGCGCGGCGAACCGGCGGCGCGCGGACGCGATGGTCACCCCGAACGTCTTCACCGTGATCCCCATTGCCCGCGCGGCATCCTGGTGGTCCTCGTAGGCGGCCAGTGCTTCCAGGGCCTCGCGCTGGCGCGGGGTCAGACGCGGCCAGATCTGGGCGACCGCCAGCCGGTCGGTGACGATCTCCTCGGGCGAGCTGGCGTGCGCCGGGTTGTTCCAGTACTTCACCCACTTAGGCGCGCTGCCCGGCCCCCACGCAGACGTGGAGCCGTAGTCGCGGTAACCATGCTGGCGCATCTCCTCGCGCGCGAGGTCGCGGGCGGCATCCATCCCGGCGCGGGCCAGATCCTGCCATGACGGCGCGAGCGGGGAGGTCAGGATCAACTCGCAGATCGCGTGCCACGCCGCGTCGTAGGCGTCGGTTGTGTCGCGGGCGGTGAATCCGCGGAGCCTGGCGAGGCTATAGCGGGCGGCGTTGTCGATCTTGTCGAGAGTCCAGCCGTGAAGAGCGTCAGCACGCTGCTCCGGTTCAGTCCCGGGCTCGGGGCCCGTTCCGGCGCGCGGGTCGTCCCAGTAGGTGAGCTGGCGGGAGAAGCGGCTCACGAGACCGACCTCCGGATAGCGGCTGCCGCACTGAGGGTCTCCTGGACATGCTGGCGGTTCAGCATGTCCGGCCAGCCCGGCGGAGGGTCGATGTGCCCCTTGATGAGCTGCTCGACGTCACGGATGCCGAGCAGTGAGTCACCCTGGACGATGGTGAGCTCGGCCGGCACCGGCACCGTGGGTGCCATGAGCGCGAGGGTGAGCCGCGCCAGTTCCACCGACGTCTGGTCGATGTCGACACCGTAGAAGCAGCGGATGACGAGCCTGCGCGCCGCCATGGTAAGCGGGTCGCGGCTGTCCAGCGGCGGGAACTCGCTGCCGGGTGCCAGGCGTGCGGGGGCGGGAACCGGCGGGGGCGTGCCGTCAGCCTCGTACCGCCACGCCTCCGCCAGGCGCCCGGCGAGGTAGCGCACGCCTGCGATGAGGAACACGCCCGAGCCGACGGCGATGTCCGCGATACGCAGGTCAAGGATGGCGCTGCTCGGGACGAGCCGCCACGTCGACCGGTCGGCGGTCTCCAGCGGTCCCGGCAGGTACACGAGGGGCTCGATCGCGCCGAGCGTGACCCTCTCGGCCAGGTTGCGGGGCGTGAAGTACGCGCCCTTCGCCTCGCGCTGGTCCAGGCCCGTCAGGGACAGCTCGCCCGGACCCGGGCAATCCTTGTGGTCGCCGTGGTGCCAGTGCAGGCCGCCGAACTTCACGCCGCCCGGACGGCATGCGAGGATCGCTAGCCCGCGGGTGACGGCGTCCGCCACGTCGGCGTGCCCTGGCTCGTCCTCCGGCGGCTTCTTCGGCACGGGGGTGAACAGGACGTCGGCGGCGGAGGCGATAAGGTCGGCGCACTCCTCGGCCGCGACGATCCGTTCCGGGACCGGGAGTGCGGCCATGGCGGGGATCAGGTCCGGGACCGCACCGAGCGCGTCCCTGAGGATGGCGGCGCTCACGGCAGTTCCCCTTCCGCCCTGGCGCACAGCACGATCAGCTCCAGGGCCTCGGTGAGCATGTCCGCCGCGTTCTCGTCCCACAGCCGCCCGGCGTGCTCCCGCTGCCACGCCTCGTTCCTGGCGCGCCAGTCCAGCACCGACTGGTGGTAGGCCTCCCATCCTTCGGGAGGGTCAGCGGAGGCGATGACAGCCAGGAGAGTGTCGTCGGTGACGGAGACGGCCATCAGAACGCCCCCGCTTCGCCGGGTTCCTGCGAGCCCCCCCACGCGTCATCGCCGCTCCCGGCCTCAAGAGCCCGCTGCGCCTCCGCGCGCACCCACCCGGCCTCGCGCCGTTCCCGCTCCCGGACCGCCCGCTGGCGCGCTTCCCACGCCCTCCGCACGGACTCCTCGGTGACGGGCCGGCGCGAGTACAGCGCCGACGCGGCGTACTCCTCCCACGCGTCCGGGTTGCCGCCCCACAGCTTCTCAGGCAGCTCAACGCGGAACGCGGCCTGGCCGCCGAGGGTGATCTCGGTGACGTAGCCGGTGAGTTCGACGTGACCGAGGAAAGCGATGGAAAGCCACCGCCCCTCGCCGGGCACGGGGGCGGCGTCCGCGATCGCTTCGAGGTGGCGGACGTACCTGACCGCGATGGCTTCGCCGGCCTCGTCGCGGTCCCATTCGTCGCCCGCGTTCTGGAGGATCTCGCCGACCAGGCTGTCAGCCTGCGAGCAGGCGTAGTCCTGCGCGACGAGGGTCAGCTGATCGACGAGCATGCCGGGATACGTCTTGACGTGCCGGTCCAGGTGGACGCGGATTGCCTTGGCGATGTCCATAATGTGCTCCTGTAGTTTCCAGGCTCAAGCCCGGCGCGGGTGGGTGCGGACCGGGTAGCGGGGATGGTCACGGCTCACTCCCCGGCTCGCGGCGGTCCATGACGGCCCGGATCGCCAGGAGCGCATACAGCAGGACCTCATAGACCGACTGAAGCACCTCGCCGCCACCCTGGGCCTCGGCGAGGTACTGCCTGGCGTAGACCGCGCCGTCTTGCAGTTCCTCGTACAGGTCCCGCAGGGCGTCGCGCCCGTTGTGCGCCTGAAGCAGCGAGCCGTAGCGCCGCAAGCCGAGAAGCTTCCGGTCCCGGAGACCGGTGACTACCCCGCCGAGTGTCTTCGCGCCGGGGTGCCCGTCCATCAGGTCGCCGATCACGAGGTCGTGCATCGACGCGCCGTCGTTCGGCACCGGGAGCGGCTGGTCTTCCGGCCGCAGGCCGTCCGCCGGCACCGGGCGCGTCCGCTCAAGCCACTGCAGCCCGCTCTCGGCACCGTCCCATGCCGGCCCCTCGAACCCGTCGAGCTGCTCTTCCAGGACCGCGACCGCGCCGTCCCGGTCTCGGTGCTGTGCGGCGTCGATCCATGCCGCGTAGAGGGCGCGGGCCTGGTGCTCTACGGTGCTCCCGAGGTGACGGCCCCCGTTGCGGAGCTTGCCTGCCTCGTCGATGCACTGCCGCATCACCTCGTGCGGGGATACCGGCCGGGCGTAGTCGCCGAGCCCGAGGGCTTCGAGGAGGTCGCCGAGGTCGCCGCGGATCAGGTCACGCTCGGCGGTGCCGGGGCTGCCGTCCCGCGCTTCGGCGCGGATGAACGGGGCTGCGGCGTCGATGATGTCGAGGGCGAGGTAGAGCATCCGCGTGCCGGTGACCTCCGGGGCGCGGGAGCGGATCGCTGCGACGACGGCGGCGAGGATCTCCGGTGAGCGGGTCCCGTCTGCATGCGTCCCCGCACGGTCCTGTCCGCCGCGCTCGCGGCCGGACGGTCCTTCCCGCGGATCCCCGGCAGGGGGTGACGGCTCCGTGGATTCTGGCGCGTCCTGGCCCGTGACGGTGCCCAGTGCTTCCGCTAGCCGCCGCCCCCGTTCCTCGCGGGCCTCCGGGGACTCGGGAGGGGTGATCGGGGTGTCGCCGGTCATGACAGGAGTCCTAGCGTCCGTGCGCTCGCAGCGCCTTCAGGGTCGCGTTCCGGCGTCCAGCAGGCGACGCAGAGCGCGGTGAACGGGCCGATGCCCTCGCTGTTGCAGTAGGCGCAGACCGGGAACCCGGACGGCCCGGTCTGCACGGCGATCAGCTCGAGCTGGACGGCGGTCATGCCCGGATCTCCCGTGCGGCCCCGACGTCCTTCAGTTCGTACAGGTGCCAGACGATCCCCTCGGGGGTCCGGGGCGCGGTGCCGACGTAAACCGCGCCAGGCGGGATCGGGTGACCGGTCCCGGTGATCGTGAACTTCCGGACCCGCGGCTCGGCCGACTCGTCATGCTCGGCCCAGAACTCGACGCCCGCGCTATAGCCCATAGCGCCGAAGGCCACCGGGTCTCCGGTCAGGCCGATCCGGCACGGGATGCCGTCGATAGGCACCTCGTAGCGGCGCATGGTGCGGACGGGTGCGGCGGTCACTGAACGGCTCCCTTCGCGGCACGCTGGCGAGGGGTCGCGTATCCCTTTGTGCCCGGGTATCCGTAGCCCTGCGTCTGGCGGCGTTCCTTGTGGATGATGCGCCGCCACTGCCTCGGCGTGAGCGCGACATGCAGATGGCCGGGCCGCTGCCCGCGCCGGGTGCGGTAGCGCGCGGCTCGCTCTGCGGAGTCCATCGGTTTCGCGGCGCTCACTGGCCGGCCTCGATCCCGGCGCGCTCAAGGATGCGCTGCGCCTCGTCCGCGGTGACGATCGCGTGACGCCACCCCTCCGGGTCGCGCTCGCCGACGATCCCCAGCGCGGCCAGCTGGTCCAGCAGCCCGGCGGCAGCCGCGAAACCTACACGGACCTTCCGCTGGATCAGCGCAGCACCCGCCCGGCGTTCCGTGACGGCCACCTTGGCGGCGGCGCGGAGAAGGTCAGGGTTGCGGATCTCCATCAGGCTTCCCCGATCCCGGCGCGCTGGCGCCACCCGGCGAAACGTGCGCGCATCGCGGGCGTCAGGTCATAGCGGACGGTGTGCTCAAAGTCCGCCAGGACCTCGGTGAGGAGGGAGCGGAGCTCGCGCGTCTCGGCCATCGCGGCGTCCAGTCCGGGGGCGGCCTCCACCGGATCGCCGGGGACGCCCGGCGGGCGGCCCGCGGCCTCCGCCGTGACCCCGGCCTGCTCGGCGATATTGATGGCAGCCCACCGGGCGGCAGAGTCGTCCGTCCCCTCATACAGGGCGGCGAGCATCCCGGCCGCTGCCGATTCGGCGGCGTCGGGCGCGGGTCCGGTCAGGTGCTTATCCAGCCATCCTGACCACAGGACCGTCCCGTCGTCCTCGGTGATGGTGACATGCTCTTCGGTGCCGACATCCCGCAGCAAGTCGGTGCTGGTCATGATCACGTCGCGGATGCCGGCCGCGCCGTTCGCGAGAGACTCGCGGATCGCCGCGCCCGCGTACTCGTCTAGGTCGTCGGTCGTGGCGCCCTTGACGCTGGTGCGCATTTTCACCGCTTCACCACCGCGACGATCGCGGCGAAGCCGAGCACCAGCAGGACGATGACGACGGCCAGTGCCGCGCCGATCCACAGCGGCGACAGGACCCACCACCACGACCAGCGGATCTCATGGATCAGCTTGAGGACGATGAATGCGATCGTCAGCAGTCCGGCGAAGCCGATGCCGCTAGACGATGAGGATGAACTGGAGTTTCTGCTCACTCTGGTGATCTCCTTGCGGTTGCCCGTGTCCCTGGCCGCTACCTCCGGCCAGGGACGCGGGACGGGTGGTTACGGGCGCCTGGCGGCCGGGCGGGCGTCGTCGGCTGCCAGGGCGAGGTCGTAGAGGCGCGTCCACTCGGCGGGGTTCAGGGCCTCCGCGTCGTCCTCCAGGGATGCAGTGGCCGGGCGCGGGGATGGTTACTTGGTGCAGACTTCCTCGGCCTGCTGCTTCGCGGCGTTGAGAATCTTGACCTTGCATACCGGCATGACGGGCGTCCCGTTGATGTGAATGCCACCCCGGCCGCCGTTCATGGTCTGGTCCCAGTAGGCGGGGGCGGTCACCGAGATGTCGTACGCCTCGTCGTCGTTGAGGTACTGGCCGCCAGTGCTGTTGACGCGCAGGCCGCTGGTACCCGTCGTGTCCCCGGTGAAGACGCCCTCCGGTTCCTCCTGGCCGACGCCGACGCCAGCCTCGCCGTTGGTGCCGCCGTTGTTCCACTGGGCGACGACCGGATTGGACAGGTTGTCAGTGTCCGGGATCGGCACCCCGATCGACGGGCACGACAGAACGGGGGCACCGATGCCGGGCACGAAGTCGAACGTGGTCGAGGCGATACCGAGGGCGTTGATGGCCTCGATCTCGATGAGGTCTTGCCGGATCTGGCTGAACGGAAAGTACGGCAGCGGCTGAACGTAGGCGAACTGCGTGTCGTCGTTCTGCTGCTGCTGGTTAGTGAGCGCGTTGCCGTTCGGCGCGCTACTCCCGCTGTTGCATGCGGTGACCGCGACCGCGAGGGACACGGCGGCGGCGATGGCGGTGATGGCGGTGATGGTTCTCGTGATCGTCTTCATCAGTTTCCCCCGGTGCGTATCGGTGACGCGAGGCTGACCGCTCCCGCTGAGCAGTTAGCGGCGATCCATGACCTCACCGACGGGACAAGCGGGACGCTGCCCGTCAGGTAGCTGGCCTCCAGGGACGCCTGGTTGCCGATGCCGATGGCCTGGGCGCGGAGCGCGGCGGCGTCCGGCGATCCGGACTCCTCCGCGATCACGCCGTCGAGCGAGGCCACATCATTAGTGATGGCGGTGATGTAACCCTCTTGCGTCGCGTAGTTGTTCTGTACGACGTGCGCCTGCCGGGTGGCGTCGTGGCTGGCGAACCACCAGCCGGCCTGCCACATGACCAGCGTGAGCACGCCGATCACGGCGAGGCACGCGCCGCCGATCAGCAGGGCGGTCGGGAGCCAGCGGAAAAAGCCCTGCCGGGCTTCTCTCGGGTACATGAACGGGTCGTCGTCGCGCCCCATGAGTATGTTTCCTCTCGTTGACTGGTTCTTCCGTCAGCGGCGCTTCCCGCGCCGCTCAGGGACCCTCCCGGAGGACGGGCATCTCCCCGGAGTGCCGGGCCTCCTCGATCGCGGCGAGCACCGCGGCTTTCCCCCGCGCGGCGACTTCCGCCCCCGTCGCGGGCCGCAGTACCGGCCTGCGGGCCGCGTTCCTCAGGTCCGCAGGCTCACCGTCCGGGTCATGGATGAGCCGCCACACCTCGGCGGTGACGTCCAGCGGGTGCCAGGTGGCACCGACAGCGGCAGTGATCGCCTTGCGGAGGTCGTCAGGGTCCCAGTCGGCGCGCATCGCGCAGGCGAAGTCCACCAGGAGCCCGGGGGGAGGGGGGCGGACCGGGTCCGGGGTACCGGTCATGACGCCTCCAGGCCGAACAGGCCCGGCTGTACCGGCTTGGCCAGCCGGACGCGGGTGAGCGCCAGGGCGTCCGGATCTTTGTCGATCAAGACTGCGTCGAAGCCCTCCAGGATCGCGGCCTCACCGGTCGTGCCGGTACCGCAGAAGGGATCGAGGACCGTGCCGCCGGGCGGTGTCACCAGCCGGGCAAGCCAGCGCATCAGCTCGACGGGCTTGACGGTCGGCCAAGCAGTGCCGTCCTCGAGGCGGGGACGCTCGGATGCCGGGGCCTTCGCCTGGTAGCGGAACACCGGGAAAAAGCGGGACGCGCCTCCGGTGTCGCCGAAGTGAAGGGTTTCCTGTCCGGTCGGCTGCCAGCCATCGTCGTTCATGACCCCGAGGGCGGTGCGACGCATCCGGCCGCCCTGGGAGGTGGACACCCCGCTCTGCCGGTCCAGCTCGGCTACCGGGCAGCCGTCTGCGCAGTCCCACGCCTCGACGGTCTCCATGCCATCAGCGTCGGCATGGGAGCCTGGGGCGTCGTCACTGATCGTTCCGTAGACGTCGCTGGCGGCGCGGGGAGTTGTTCCGCGCGATGGCCCATGTGCGGCAGGGCGCACCCGCCGCATCCCGGTCATCTCGCACCCCGGAGAGTGGCTCAGCAGGATGTTTCCCGGCCAGCGGCCCGCGTCGTGTGCCTTTCCTGCGGTCATGGCGAAGTCCATCGCGCGGGTCCGGTTCTCGTCGTGTCCCCGGTCGCCGGATGCGTTGCGGGCGTAGTCGGGATCCGTGACGGAGACGCGGCAGCCGTCGATGTTGAGCGCGCCGGTCCCGTGCTCCAGGACGTTGGCCGCGACGGTCTTCCCGGCGAGAGGCTTACGGGCCACGACGATCGGCTCGTGAGCCGGTTTGAGTGCGGTGCCCCATCCGTCCCAGCGGGCAGCGTCCTCGGTGGCGGGCGCGGTCTGCGCGGGAACGAACTCACGCCCGTCGTCCTTGGCCCACTGTCCGGTCCGGTTCTGGGTCGCGCCGGGGATCATCCGCTTGAGGGGTGTGCCCGTCGCGGTGATTTCGCGTTCCGCGCCGGCCATCCGGTCGATAGCCTTGGACACATCATGCGATTTCGGAAATCCTTGGCCAAATACCCATGAAATGCTGTCGCGGATCTCAAATCCGGCGATGCGGATCGAGAGCGTCATCAGGTCCACGGTGCGCGGGCCGGCGAACGCGAGCAGGTGGCCGCCAGGCTTGAGGACCCGCAGGCACTCGTCCCACACACCGGGTGGCGGGACGAACTTGTCCCACTCGCGGCCCATGAAACCGCGCCCGTCCGGGACGTGGGTCCGGTCGCCCGCCATCCACGCCGCGATCGCCTTGAGCACCATGGCCGTGGGCAACTCGGCCAAGCCGTACGGAGGATCGCAGACGACAGAATCCACGCTTGCGTCCGCCATCGGCAGGTGCGCGGCGTCCCCGCGCAGGATGACCGCGCTCACGCTGACTCCAGGTCGAACAGGCTCCCCTGGGGGAACGGCCGGTTGGACCAGATGACCTCGGTACGCGCCGTGCTGGTCCCGTTGCCCGCCACGCCCGCCAGCTCGGCGCGGTGCCACCCGTCGTACAGCTCACCGTAAAGCGGGCTGTCGTAGCCGGGCACGACGACTGCCGCCCGGGCGTCGCGCAGCGACCGGGCCAGCTCGCGGTGCTCGTCATCAGTGCGCAGCTCATGGGCGTAGTCCGGTCCCCGGCACCGGCCCTTGTTCAGAGTTCGCACCGAGGCGAGGTACGGCGGGTCCGCGTAGATCAGGACACCGCCGTGGCGGCCGTAGCGTTCGATCAGCTCAGCAGCGGGACGGCATTCCAGCGAGACGGCCCGCAGCCGCTCGGCGGCGGCGCCCATGCGGCCGATGTACGAGCCGAGGTAGTCCGGCATCGATGACGAGCCTGACCCTCGCGGGTCCTGGTAGTGCCGCCATCCGCTGCTCACGGGCGGGAGGTGGCCGGCGCGGCCCTGCGTCAGCAGCACCCAGACCTTCCGCGCCCGCTCAAGATCATCTCCGTCGAGGGTGCGGGCGTTCTCATGCTCGGCCCGCGAGTGGGGGGTCAGCGCGCAGACCCGCTCCAGATCACCCGGGCGGTCGCGGAGTACCCGCCAGAAGCACATCAGGTTGCCGTCGAGATCGTTGACGGTTTCCATCGGTGACCGTTTCTTGGCCAGCAGCACCGCGAGGCTCCCGGCGAACGGCTCCACGTAGTGCTCATGCGGCGGGAGAAGCGCGGCGATCTTCTCCGCGATGGCCAGCTTGCCGCCGAAATATGTAAAGGGGGGCTTGAGGCTGGTCATGACGGCATCTCCAGGACCATCTGGGAAAGGCGGCGGGCGGCGGCCTCGTCTCCGATCCCGGCGCGCTCAAGGATGCGCTGCGCCTCGTCCGCGGTGACGATCGCGTGACGCCACCCCTTACGGTCGGGTTCGCCGACGATCCCCAGCGCGGCCAGCTGGTCCAGCAGCCCGGCGGCAGCCGCGAAACCTACACGGACCTTCCGCTGGATCAGCGCAGCACCCGCCCGGCGTTCCGTGACGGCCACCTTGACGGCGGCGCGGAGAAGGTCAGGGTTGCGGATCTCCATCAGGCTTCCCCGATCCCGGCGCGCTCGCGCCACCATGGCATCTGGCGAGGCTCCCAGCAGCTCTCGTCGATCGCCCGGAGTACCTCGGCGAGCAGGGCGCGCAGCTCACCCGCGTCGTTGCGGGCAATATCGCGGTCAATCGTCAGCTGGGCAGCACGGGCGCGTTCGGCCCGGATGTCTGCGGGCTGCGCGACGTCGATAGCAGCCTGCGCCCCCGCCTCCCAGTCGGCGCGGCTTCCCTCGTTCATGGTGTCCCACGCCGGCGTGAGTCCGGTACCGAGGCGGACGACGGACTTCGCCGTCAGTCTCGCCTCGTAGGCGGCGCGGCCAGGTGACGTCTCGGTCATGAGTTCGCCGCCTCCCACTGCTCAGCGCTCTCGTACGTCGCGAGGCCGTCATCGGTGTGCCCGATGACCGTCGACGTGCCGTCGCCGGGACGGACCACCGCATACCAGCGGTGCAGGTCGATCGAAGGGGCAGCCGAGGGGCGTCCCATGGCGTCGATGGCGGCGAGGATCAGTTCTTCCGCCGAATCGTCGTCCAGCTCCTCCGCGTAGCCGTCCTCGTCGAACTTGCCGGTGACAAATCCGGCCCGGACCATCGGCACGTACAGGTCCCATTCCCATCCGCTGTTGCCGAACGGCCGCTTGCCGCTGAATCCCTCGCCTTCGCGCCAGACCTTTGGCGAGCAGCCTGGTGAGGTACTCGCGGACGGTTGCGGCGCCGGCATCGTTGTCGTCCAGTTCGAGACTCAGCAGGCGCTGAATGGTCTCGTCGGTGATGTCGCTCATGCGTGGTTCCTGGTCTCCTAGTGGTTGTCCGTGCCCCTGGCCGCTACCTCCGGCCAGGGACGCGGGACGGGTGGTTACGGGCGCCTGGCGGCCGGGCGGGCGTCGTCGGCTGCCAGGGCGACGTCGTACAGGCGCGTCCACTCGGCGGGGTTCAGGGCCTCCGCGTCGTCCTCCAGGGATGCCGCGTGGGCGCTGGCAGCGGCCCGGTCCAGCGCGGTCAGCGCCGGGTGGTCGAAGTACCCGGCGGGGTAGTTCTCGACCGCGTACTCCGCGCCCTCCCGTTCGCGCTTCCACAGGTGCAGCAGGGCCGCGCCCTTGTCGAGGTCGGTTAGCTCGTCCCACGCCGGCAGCGGGGCCGAGGGGGTCTCTTCGGTGATGCTCATCCGGTGATCTCCTAGGGGTTTTCCCTGCACGCCCCTGGCCAGTTGCGACGGCCAGGGGCGCGAGGGGATGCGGCTAGCTGACGAGCGTGATCAGGTCCGCCGCGATCTCCTGCGGATCGGTCACCGCGTCGAACGACACGACCCTGACGTGCCCCTTGCCGAACTTGTCCTGCACCTGGTTCCGCTGCGCGGCCTGCTGGTAGGCGCGCACCGTCGCGTCGTGGCGATCGCCGTAGCCGACGACCGCCACGACGAACACCCGCTTGGCGGATGCCTTCTCCAGCACCGGGCCGAACTCGTCCCAGTCATCCGCCTCGCCGTCCGTGAGGACCACGGTGAGCATGACAGGCTGCTCGTCAGGGTCGCGGTCACCGAACTCCTCGTCATAGTCGGCGAGGGCCGCCTTCCACGCGGGCATGATGTGCGTCGTGCCGCCCCACCCGACCGAGTTCAGGCGCCGCTCCAGGTTGGAAGAGTTCAGGTCGCCGATCTCGACGTGACCGGTGGCGAACCCGTGGGTCAGCAGGCCGCCTAGGTCGTCGCTGCCGCCGGCCTGCTCGCCGGCCGCCTCGGAATCCTCGCCCTCCAGTGCGATGACGAGGCCGCGCAGGGCCTCGATGACGATGCCCCGGCGTCCCCCCGTCGCGCCGTCCCACTCGGAACCTCCGGGCGCGGCGTCCCAGTCCATGGACGTCGACAGGTCAAGCAGGAGGACCGGCTCCTTCGCCCGGTTCGCCGACACGGCGGCGGTGATCTCCGATCGCGGGGTGCGGGTCGGGCCGCCGGTCTCGGTGCGGGTCTCTGTCATGATGATCCTTTCGGTGGTTCCGTCCCGGCCTTGTGCCGGGACGGGGGTTTCCGGGCGGCCCCCGCCGCTCAGGGACCCTCCCGGAGGACGGGCATCTCCCCGGAGTGCCGGGCCTCCTCGATCGCGGCGAGCACCGCGGCTTTCCCCCGCGCGGCGACTTCCGCCCCCGTCGCGGGCC